ATGGATGCATCAGTAAATGAGAGAAATGAAGTAATGAAAAGATTGTATTTGTATGGAACATCTCAAACAGATGATTCAGGTCCATTCATAAAGGTTTCATAATGGCAAACGTAACACAGTTAAAACATTTAGAACATCTAGAAGATGAGATGCTCAACTATGGAGTTGAGGGGTGTAAGGCTGCTGTTAGTTTCTTACAGGAACTAAGGAAGATGCTCGGATGTGATAACAGTACAGGTTACATGCAGACTAAATGGGATGGTGCTCCTGCTATTGTTTGTGGTAAGAATCCTAAAAATGGATTGTTTTTTGTTGGTACTAAGTCAGTTTTTAATAAAGAAGATCCAAAGACTTGTTATTATGATAAGCAGATTGATGATTACTATGGAGATAAACCAGATCTAGCAAAGAAATTAAAGTATTCCTTACAATACTTCCCTAAGTTAGGTATTGATGGTGTGATACAGGGAGATCTTTTGTTTACTCCTGGAGATTTGAAAACTGAGACAGTTCATGGTGAGAGACTTTATACTTTTAGACCTAATACTATTACATATGGCATACCAGTTGATCATCCTATAGGAAAAGCAGCACAGCAAGCTAAGGTTGGAGTCGTATTTCATACACATTATACTGGTGATAGACTTTCTGAACTGCAAGCAAGAGGTGGATCACTTAAGTTGAATAAAATTCCTGAAGTAATGGATGTTGATAATGATACTCCTTTGAATAAGGTTGGATTGAATCATACTGAAGAGGTTAAGTTTGATAGTATGGTTTCTGCTATAGAAAGTGATTGTAAAAAGTGTGGAGATTTTCTTGATGAGTTGGTTACTAAAAAAGGTACTACTGGTGATGAGAAATGGCATATTGCATCATATTTGAAGCAGTTTTTTAATGCTGAGATTAAAGCAGCACGTAGTATTTCTGATGTAGATAAATCTTTTGAAGGTCTTTATAATTTTTATTATGATAAGACTAAGGTAATGCTTTCAAAACTTAAAACTACCAATACTAAGGTAGCAAAAGCTTCTCTAGTTCATTCTAGTTTAAATTATTTGGAGGACAATAAACCTAAGTTTAAAGCAATGCTGAATCTTTATAAGCAATTACAAGAGATTAAGCAGTTTGTTATTGATAAGTTAGATCATCTTGAAACCTTTAGGACATTTGCTCAGACTGAGAATGGGTATAAGGTCACTGGACCAGAAGGTTATGTTCTACATAAAGATGGTGATATGATTAAGTTTGTTAATCGTTTGGAGTTCTCCTACATCAACTTTACCTTGGCAAAGCAATGGCGTTAAAGTGTCAGAAAATTTTTATTACTTATGGTAGGTTTCAACCTGTTACTTGGGGTCATGAGAATAGTTTTAATGCCGTTCAAAGTGCTGCTCAATTAGCTGGTTGTGATTATCGTATTTTCATTTCGCATACAAATGATAAGAAAGATAATCCTCTTAATCAAGAAGATAAGTTGAAGTGGATGAAGTTGTTACTTCCTCAACATGCTAAGAAAATCCTTGCTATTAACCCTTCTGACCCACAAAAGTGTGTAAGATATTGTATGACAGCATCAAAAGATATTGCTCATGATTATGATGAGTGTGTTTATATGGTAGGATCTGATAGGGTTAATGCTATGCAGTATCTACACAATTACAATGGTTGCAATCCTAATCATAAGAGTGTAGACTTTAGTATGAAACATTTTGAGATTAAATCTACTGGTAGTCGTGATCCAGATGGTAAGACCTTTGCTATATCAGGTACAAAGATGAGAGAGTGGGGAAGATCTCGTAATATTACTGAGTTTAAAAAAGGTCTTCCTAAGTCTAGTAAATTAAAAGATAGAGAGATATTAGAATTTATGGGATTATTATGAAAGACTTTAAAAAGATACGTGAGCAAGCATTAAGACAGAGTTTTAGAAAGAAACTGGTCTTTACTGAGGGTGACTATGTAATGAATGCAATTACTGGTCAGAAAGGAACCATCCATAGGTCAGGTGTTAACTACGTTATCTGTATAACAGAGGGTGGAGAGATGTTTCGTGCGTGGGTAAAGGATATTAGGGATATAAATAGATCCTAGAAGACTGTCTATAATTTAACATGGATAAACAGAGAACCGTTAATACTGTCACCGCTAATGATGAGTGGTCACAAAATTTAATGAAAATGTATGAGAATTGGATGGATGGAGACACTTTCCAGAACAGTACTATAAAGGAAGATGAAATTCCTACTGGACAGAAACAAGGTGGTGGGGATGGAGCTCCATTCGTTACTGCTATTGGCAGTCTACCTGCTATAGAGACTGATAAGTCTACAACTATTCCTGTTATACCTGAGTTAGGTGTAACTGATAAGACAGAAAAGAATACAGCACAGACAGACAGTGCTAATCCTGGTGAGCCACCTGTTGCTCTTAAGGGTACTATGACAATTGGACAAGGTTCCTTATCTTCTGGACAAAGACAGTCACAGGGTAAACAACTTGCTTATACTAATGTTGTTACTAGAGAGGGTAAAGAAGATTGTTCTTGTGACACACATGAATCTCATTCAAAATGTGGAGATGATTGTGGGTGTGAGGTTACGACAGAAGAGAAGAAATACGTGAACAAGAAGGTTTCTAAGATAATGTCTTATAAGAATAAGAAGGATTGTTAAGGACTAGACAAAAATTTAAACCTGTGCTACACTAGAATATACTCGTGGAGGATTTTTTATGCCAAGACAGGAAAAGATTAAGTTTACCATTAGACAAGATGGTATGGTGTCTGAAGAGGTTCAGGGTGTTTATGGTGATGCTTGTGAGAATTTGACAAAGAGAGTAGAAAAAGAGTTAGGACACGTATATTTTACACAAGAAACAGCAGATCGTTATACAACTAACGAACAGAAGGGGGTACAACGTGTCACACTTTAGTACTATTAGGACTCAATTAAAAAAGAAGGAAACATTATTAGAAGCATTGAATATTCTTCAGTATAATGTTAAGGAGAAACAGGATTTAGTCATTGAGAATCCATCTCATGCAGAAGATCATCCTGTTATGAATGCTTGTATTGGTGTAGCACCTGACATTGGGTTCTGTTGGAACGAACAGACACAGAGTTATGACCTATATTCTGATGAGCAGACATGGAGTTTGAATGTTCCACCTAATAGATTTGTAGATAAGGTAACTCAACAGTATGCTAGGATGACGGTACATAATACTATGAAGGAAGAAGGATGGCATGTAGAAGAAGAGTGGGAGATGGATGATAATAGTATAGAGTTGACACTTACTAGGTGGGTATGAATTATTTTGGAAAAAATATTCAAATCTTTGATCCTTGTTGGTATTATCTTGGTAGGTTAGATTATACAGATCGGGAACAAATTTCTATATTATTCAAAGATTTTATTGAAGATAAGGATAACTTTAAAACTCCTAACAAATGGAATAGTATTCAATCTTCTTATTATCATAAGAATAATGATAAAGCTCCTTGGGATAAGTGGTTAGATATAATTGGAAAACAACTTGATTTATTTGTTAAAGAAGTTGGAACAACACAACCTATAGAGATCAGACCATATGAAGCATGGGTAAATAAGTATTATCCTGGTGATTCACAAGAGTATCACGATCATTGTACTCCCAATACTAATATTAGTTTGGTATATTTTCATACTTTAAATGATAATGATGATTGTCAGTTTATGTTCCGTAATGAATCTAGTAAGTATCAACTTACTGGGTTGTCGGATCTATTAACAATACCAAATCAACAGTATACTGTACCAGAAGTAAAGGACGGTAGTGTAATAATATTTCCAAGTTTCTATCCACATTTGGTATCACAACATAAGGGTAAAAGAGAACGTATAACATTTGCTGCTAATTATAGTATGCTTCCTAGTGGATATAGAGATAAATAAATAAAAATAAAAAACATGAAGTCCTTTAAAGTATTCCGAGAAGCATATGGTGATAAACACCAAGGGCATGATGTGGATAATGGACCTAAGAAGAGTGAAAAAAGGTTTAAAGGAAAGAAGGATACTCCTTTGAAAGCAGGAACCAGTGTTACTTCAATGCCTAAAATACCTGATACTCCTAATAAAGCATTAGGTGTGAAAGAATAAATAAATTAATTGGAGTTATATAATGACATTATCAAAGGAAGTAGTATTAGAAGCACTAAGGTGCTGTAGAGATGTTTATCCACATGAAGATGACTTTCTAGTAA